AAAGCATACCTCACGGGGCTGCGGAGGCGAAGTAACGGGGTGTGATGGAGTGACGAAATGTGCTAACACAAAAGCATACCTCACGGGGCTGCGGAGGCGAAGTAACGGGGTGTGATGGAGTGACGAAATGTGCTAACACAAAAGCATACCTCACGGGGCTGCGGAGGCGGGAAAGAGGGCAGCATCTGCGTATAGAGGTGGTGCGTTGGTGGCGCCAGGATTAACAGTAGAGAGGGGCATAGGGGAGATTCTGTGGGTAAATAGAGGTCAAGCGCAGAAGCGAGAGTAGCGGGTCGCCGGTGGGTATATAGAGGATCAGCTTCGGAGGGGTGTGGTGATGGGTATTTGTGATGCAAAAGATAAACTTTTAGGGAGAAGGATAGCTGTTATCTTTGCGACAATAAAAAGGAGAATGGAGAAGATGACATCAATAAGTTTGCACGATATTACGCGATGGTTATTTGCGCTTTTAGGATGTTTGGCTACACAGTTAGCGCCGACGTTGCCATATTTTTTGATATGTACGGCGCTGATACTTATAGACTGCTACACGGCGTGGCAGCTACAACGTCGCGTATGTAAGGCACACCCTGAGAAGGTACACAAGGAGGCGCACAAGTTCCGATCAAAGGAGTTTGGCAAGGTGCTTGTCACGATAGGGAAGTCATACGTATTAGTGGCGTTAGCATATTTCATTCATACATATATCACCGGCGACACGGGGGTGGATATGACGAAGATAGTCGCGGGAGCGATATGCTTCTGGCAACTGTGGTCGATCTTAGAGAATGAATCATCGTGCAATGGCGCCAAATGGGCGAAGATAGCTCAGCAGATATTGGTGGATAAGACATCACGTCATTTTGATGTGGATTTAAAGAGTCTGAATATAAATGATCTAAAGGATAGAAATGATGATAATACTGATAGATAACGGACATGGAGAGGACACGGCGGGTAAGTGCAGTCCTGACGGACGCCTGCGCGAGTATCGTTTTGCGCGAGAGATTGCCAAGGAGGTGGTGTCGCGACTACGTGCAGAGGGGTATGACGCACGTCGTGTGGTGACCGAGGAGAGGGATATCTCGCTGTCGGAGCGTGCACGACGTATCAATGAGATATGCGGGCGCTACGGCAGGGATAATGTATGCCTGGTGTCGATACACAGCAATGCGGCGGGTAGCGACGGTAAGTGGCATTTCGCCGGAGGCTGGAGCGGGTGGACGTCACCCGGCAAGACGAAGGGGGATGAGTTGGCGGAGTGTCTGTATGACGCCGCTGAGGAGTGCCTAAAGAGCTACTGCGAGAATTTCGAGCGGCTGAAAAAGGAGTGTAAATATACGTCGGCACAGAAGGCTATACGCACTGATATGACGGATGGAGACCGCGACTATGAGGCGAAGTTCTATATGCTGACGAAGACAAAATGCGCTGCGTGCCTGACAGAGAATATGTTTCAGGACACGTCAGCGGACGTGGACTACTTGCTGTCGGCAGTGGGCAGGGAGGAGATAGTGGATTTGCATGTCAAGGGTTTGAAGAGATATATAGAAAAGGCTGATAAATGAGGTTGAAGTTGTTTTTATTTATCTTAATTGCTTTCGTGATTGGATTTATGTGCTCGCATTACTTTGAGAAAAGGGGTGCGGGCATGTCCGTCACGACAGATATGATCTCGGACACGATAAGATATATAGACACGGTGAGGTATGTGGAGCCTATTGCTAAGGAGCGGGTTATCACTCGCTATGAGAGGGTGCTTCTGCCGGTATCGTGTGATAGTGATATAGTACATAGAGGAGGCGACAATGCCATGGGTGATAATCCGGACTCGGTGGCGGTGGTGTTGCCGATAACTCAGACGATGTATAGCGACAGTACGTATCGGGCGTGGGTAAGCGGCTACCGAGCGCAGCTGGACAGTATAATGGTATTTTCCAGACGTGAGGTTGTCACTAACAGAGTGGTTAGCGTGGTGCGCAAGCGGTGGGGGATAGGGCCGATGGTAGGCGTGGGAGTAAGCACGTCGGGACGTGTCGCTGTGAGTGTGGGCGTAGGTATTCAGTATAACATTTTAAATTTTTGATTATGCAGGATATAACATTGAGTGTCAGTAAGAGGGATGTGTATGATGAGGTGGCACAGACTACCGGGTACACAGGCGCTAAGATGATGACTGACGAAGATGATAAGGTATATGAGCGGATACTTACTACGGATGACGATGCGTCGAAGCTGGAGCGGTTTTGGCAGGAGTGTCAGGTGGATGTGTGCGCATGCCTTAAACGCAATATTGTTTCTGAGGAGGATGATGGCGAGCGGTACGTGGTAGTGCTGGAGCTGTCGTCGTCTTTTGATAATACCTTAGAGCGCGCTATGAATAAGGAGCTCTATAGCTTCTTTGTGACGGGTATAATCGCTAAGTGGTTTGCATTGGCAAATAAGGAGGAGGCGGGGGAATATGCCCAGGCATCGGCGTCGCTGCTTGAGGGTGTGCATCGCAAGGCGCTGTATAAGCGTCGTCCGGTACGACCGACATATTGAGAGTACAGTAAAAAATAGGATATTATGGCAGAGAATAAGAAAACGTTGACGGTGCAATTGCAGGTCAAGGAGTTGATGTATGACATCACGAATAAGGCATTTTTGACGGGGCGTTCGCGCGAGGATGATGCTACGAAGAGTTATGCGTCGGCGTCGAATATGCAGGCGAGTGAGGACCAGGAGGACAGCTATCAGCTGCGTCGTAGTCTGACGAATGCGTATGCGAGCATTAAGAGTTTGCTTGGGGAGTACTTGGATGAGGAGAAGAGTACTTCAACGAACTTGATATATGATGAGATAGATCAGGATACGGTGTTGGAGCTGGCGTTCAGGCTACCGTCGAATTACAATAGTGCGTCGGCGGATAGTTTGGGTAATGGGATACACTCGTATTTGGTATCGCAGGCGCTGTCGGAGTGGTTTACGATCACTAATAAGGAGGATGCGGCTGACTATGCGGCACAGGCGCAGGCGAGTCTTGAGATCGCGAAGCGCGCGCTGTATAAGCGTAGCAGGCCATCGCGACCGACGTATCCAGATGCGAGTGTGGGTGTAAATATAGGTGTCACTACAAAACCGGACAGTGATGCGTTGTTGCAGGGATAGGAGCCGGGAGTATAATATACCGGTTGTGATGCGCTTTAAGCGTGTGAACTTAGACTATAGTATAGGTAACTATGCGTATGTTGAGAGCCATATGATGGGGGATGATGCTGAGTGCAGTAAGCATGTGGCAGCGGACATTCTTGATGATGGCAACCGCGACAGGGTGACACGTGTGTTGGGGATAGCTCACGCCGGAGTGGTGGAGATGCTATATCCGTACACTAAGAAGAGCATGGCATCGGAGGATGTCGATGATGATATGTGGGAGCCTAAGGAGTACCGGATAGAAATGATGGTGCCCGAGACGTTTTCGCAGACGACAGTGCATCTGCTGAAGGGGCTGATACATGACTATATGGTGTATCGTGTATTAGAGGACTGGATGATGTTCGTGAAGAACGAGACGGCGGCGGAGCAGTGGCGCGTCCGTGCGGCGGAAGCAGCTGACAAGATAACGGAGGCAAAGAACTCGCGTATCGGAGGTGCTCTGGAACGGAGACTTTCTGTTTTTTGAATTTGATATAGGTTGAGAATGAAGGCCGAGGCGCTCCCGCGTCCCGGCCTTCTTCGTTAACAAAATGAAAATAGCTAATATTCAAGAATGTATGAAACATTAAAATTACTATCTAGGTCTGTTGGCGATACGTGGCGAGTATCGCACCGATGCTCCAAAGAGGGATTCGTCGTCGCTCATCTCCGTGAGGAGCGCGATACGGAAGTATTTGTAGGGTGTGCCGCGGAAACCACGTAGGTAGTGGTCTTTGGAGGACCATACGAGGTGCCAGTTGATGAGGTCTCGCGAACCGTAGAGGAGGGATTGCACGTTGCCACGGCGGAAAAGGCCACGCTGTATGATTGTGTCGATGGTCTTGTGTATGTTGGCGTCGTCAAGTTTGAGCGGACGCGTGACAAGCAGGCCGGTGACGGAGAGCAGGTCATCGTCGATGGAGAAGTCCACGAGGTTGTGATTAGCGTCCATGGCCATGGCGTTGGGGTATGAGTTGACACGTGAGGTGATGTTGGACTGCATCAATCCCCAGTTTTGTGATTTGAAGGAATAGACGTAGGCATAATACTGTCCGGGGGCGAATAGTATGATATGCTGGTGTACGTAGTCATAAATCATAGAGCACATCTCGAGGAACTCGGAGAATGGTATGATAGATGAGCATTGGTCCGTTGAGGTATGGAGGCGGCTATGCAGTTGGTCCATACCGGGGAGAGCTG